TTGAATTTTAAGGGCTTTTCGATTCCGCCGTCCTTTTCTCATGAAATATCCAGGCTAGCCAACCAGTCGCTTGCCAATCTGCCCGCGGACCAGGGCCGCGCGGCCATCGACCAGGCTCGGATCCAGGGCGACATCGAACGGCTCGCGAGCGAGATCGGCCGGCTCGAAGCGCGGAAGTCCGACATCGTGCAGGAATTCCAGGCGGACATCGCCGGCAAGGACCGGGAACTTGCCGACCAGCTCGACCAGTTCCGGCTCCGGCTGCTAGAAATCCAGGATCAGGCCAAGACTGACGGCATCGACCTCGGCAACATCGTGCTGCCACCGGAAAGCCAACTGCTGTTCCAGCAGCGCCTCAAGGTGATGGAAAACCAATACCGGGAGTTTATCGCCCAGCTCCAGGCCTCGGGTAACCAGGAGGGCGTCGACCTGGTGCGGCAGGTGATCCGCGACGAAGCGGTGCTGGACGTCAAGACCAAGACCGATCAGATGACCCAGTTCGCCCAGCGCTCGGCCGAAAACATGCAGGATGCCTTTGCCGACCTTCTGTTCGATCCCTTTCAGGATGATCTGTCCGGCATGGCGAAAAGCTTCTCGGACACGCTGCGCCGCATGGCGGCCGAGGCGCTGTCACAGGATCTTCTCGGGGCGCTTTTCGGGAACCAGTCGGGCGGCGCGGCGTCGTCCGCCGGCGGACTGTTGAGCGGTTTCGGCGACTTCTCGAAGGGCGGCGGCGGGATCGCGGGGTTCTTCTCCAACCTCCTGATGGCGTTCGGTTTCGACGAAGGCGGCTGGACCGGCCCCGGGGGACGCCGCCAGCCGGCCGGGGTGGTGCACGCGGGCGAATACGTCTTTTCGGCGCCCTCGGTCAACCGGTTCGGCGTCGGCTTCCTCGAGGCGCTCCATCACCTCACCAAGGGGCCGAGCGTCCCGAGTTTCGGCTATGCCAACGGCGGCCTCGTGGACCGGATGGCGGAGGCCTCCGCGGGCCACGCCCCGACCGGCTCGATCCGCATCATCAACACCGTCGATCCGAACCTGGTGCACGACTACCTGTCGAGCCCCGCAGGGGAACGGGTGATCGTCAACCACATCCAGCGCAACGCCGGCGCGATCCGGCAGATAATCAAGTAATGGCGTACGAAACCGGCACCGTCACCGACGCCAGCGGCTCCTACGCGCTGGCGCATCAGAACCTCCTTGAGCGGATCAAAACCCAAGTCACCAGCGCCGTGTTCATGGGTGCGGGCCAGGCCTGGGTGGCCGAGCGCTATGTCACCACGGGCGACCATGAATTGATCCTGCGCGGGCCCGGTCTCTCCGGCACCGAGGAGATCTACGTCGGCATCAAGCTGTACCACGACGCCAATGCGGACTATTACAACTGCAAGGTGGCGGCGTTCACCGGCTATGTGTCGAGCAACACCTTCGAAGCCCAGCCCGGTGCCTCGGGAATGCTGGGGGTCCCCCTGCACAACCAGTCCATCACCTATTGGCTGATTGCGAATAGCCAGCGCATCGCCCTGGCGGCCAAGGTCGGAACCCCCGTGTACGAGAGCTTTTACCTTGGCAAGTTCCTGCCGTATGCGACGCCCTCCCAATATCCGTACCCGGTGATTGCAGCCGGGATGCTGACCTCGGCTTCCGCGACCCGGTTTTCGGAGACGACCCACTCGATGCCGTGCAAGGGTACGCGGGCCAACCTGCAAATGCGGTTCGTGGACGGGGTGTGGAAACAGCCGGACGCCTGGCCGTGGAACAACACCACGTTGGCCGGCAATACGTATCAGATGCGGGAGTCTCCGGGCGATCACTACCCGCTTCTGCCCGTTATCCTGAACGACTCAACCCCCAACATTTACGGGGAATTGGACGGGATCTATTACGTGTCCGGCTTCAACAATGCGGTCGAAAACACGATCACCGTAGGCGGTGACACCTATCTCGTGGTGCAGGATGTCTGGCGCACCTCCCACATCGACTATTTTGCTATGAAGCTGGCGTAAGACCATGGCGTACCAAACTGGCACCGCGAATAACGCCTCCGCGCTTAAATCGATCATCGAGACCTTCGCTACGGCCAATGGCTGGACGCTGGCCTCCGGCATTCTGAGTAAAGGCCAATCGAATGTGCGGCTGATCGCGATCAATACCGATCAGGGAATTCAGCTCGAAGGGGCGAATAGCGCCGATTTTTCGACCGGCGTCGCCCCGAACTGGGCACAAGTGTACGTTCCGACCGCGCAATGGCCCATTACCTATCATTTGTTCGCGCACGGGTCACCCGACACGTTCGTGTGCGTGCTCAATTACAACGTCAACTCGTTCCAGTACCTGGCCTTTGGGGACATTACGAAATTCGGCACCTGGACCGGCGGAAATTGGTTTTCGGCGACGATGGGGCAAGCGTCGCTGGTGGTCCCCTCGATGACGGTCAGAGCGGCTATCGAGAATGTCACGCCCATATTGTCAGGTCAGACCACGACGACATCGAGTTATATCGAAAGCTCCTCTGGCGGCATCCTGGTCTATTCCACCAGTGGGTCAAGTACCCGCGCCGGCGGCTCCTTTATGCATGCCGAAATCGACGGGGTGATCTGGGCGCGGCCCCTTGATACCGATACGGTTCGCATCTCTGCGGGGGAGGGGACAGGGCGGTTGATCGGTCGTATGCCTAATGCCTGGAATGCCCAGGCCGTGCTGTTGCCGTATCTGTTGACGGCCAAACGGCCGTCCAACAAGATCAGCTTGATCGGGGAGATCGGCCATCTGCGGCATTTACGCATCGACAACTACAACCCAGGCGACCTCATCACCTTGGGGGTGGACCGGTGGAAAGTGTTTCCCTGGATACAAAAAGACACCGATTCGAGGGATGGCGTTTTTTGGGACTATCACAAGTCCGGTACGATGGGCTGGGCAATTAAGTACGACGGTCCGTAAATGGTCGCTTACGCCGGTTCCCGTCCCGGCTCCCCGATCCAGTCATCCGATTGGTACTACCTGACGGATGCGCTGAATCAGTACGCGGTCGATTACTGGTTTCCGCACGCCTCGGTCACCGGTACCAGGGTTTCCGGGGCGTACACCAAGAATTACCCGGTCAGCCAGGATAATATCCGCAGTCGGGCGGGAGTCCTAGGACATGGATTTAGGCGTGATTGGTACGACCGGGTCCACATTGTCCCCGCGAGCATCGACCTCGGCAACCTCTTGTCCAGCCAGACCCGTGAAATCGAGGTCTGGAATGCTCATTTCACAGACCAACTGTTGTCGGGAATTGCCGGCACCGGCACCTCTGGCCTGACCCTGACCCCGCCCAGCGGGCTCAACCCGCCGACTACCTTCGCGCCCCTGGAATCCCGGTTTTATGAACTTAAGATCAACAACGACGGAGCGCCCCAGATCAATGCGGCTTATACCTTCTCGTTCCTGGCCGAAACCCCGAGGCTCCAAGTCACCGGCAGCCGCGTGACGATCTGGAAGACCCGCCCGAACTGGGCGCGGGACGTGATCGAGCGCTGGCAGTGGCTGACCGATGTCCTCACCGCCTACGATAACTCGGAGCAACGGGTCAAGCTGAGGGCCAAGCCCCGGCGCGAGTACGAATTCCAGGTCACGACCTGGGCGCGGGAGCGGCAGGAGATGGAGAATGCGCTGTGGGGGTGGCAGCATCGCCTGTTCGCCGTGCCCATCTGGCAGGACCGGCGCCAGCTGCTCGCCGGGGCCTCGGCCGGGGGTTCCGCCTTGACCGTGGACACGACGAACACCGAGTTCGAGGCGGGGGGCCTGGTCATCCTGACCGATCACGAAGGATTGGCCGAGGCGCAAGAAATCTTGACGGTCTCCTCGGGGTCCCTCGCGCTGAAGCTCACCTTACAGAACGCCTGGCCGGAGGGGACCTATGCCTACCCTGCGCGGCTCGGTCGGATTGGCGACCAGCAGCGGCTGGCGCGGCTGACAGCGGACGTGGCCGAGCTGATCGTGACCATTCGGTTCGAGGACACCGGGACGGTTTGGGCGGCCCAGGATTCGACCCCCACCTACCGGGGGCTTCCGGTCTTGGAAGACAAGCCGAACTGGGCAGGCGATTTGGAGGCCGCGCTGTTCCACAAGATCCACGAGGTTGATTACCAGACCGGTGCGATTTTCGTGGAGTACGAGGGCACGGTCCCGAACCGGTTGCAGCAGTTCCGCTGGCTCCTCGACAGTCGGACCGAGATCGATCGGTACCGGAAATGGCTGTACGCCCGTGCGGGGCGTCTGATCCCGTTTTGGTTGCCGAGCCAGACGGTGGATTTCGTGGCGACCCAGCCCATCGGGGGCGGCTCGACCCAGCTCACCGTCCAGAACGTCGGCTACACCCAGTTCGCCCGTCAGCAAAATGGCCGGAAGGACCTCCGGATTCAGCTCAACACTGGCACGATCTACTATCGCCGGGTGCTGGACGCCGCCGTGTTGTCCACCGACGAAGAAACCCTGCAACTCGATACGGCCCTGAGTGCTTCGCCGATCCAGCCCTCGGACATCCGCCTGGTGTCGTTCCTGTCGCTGGCGAGGCTCGATCAGGACCAGCTTGAGATCGCCTGGCGCACCGACCAGATCGCCGAATCGGCCCATAACGTAAGGACGCTTCACTATGACGTATAGCGTTTACGAAGAATCGGCCTATTCCGGGCAGCCGGTCGAGTTGTATGAATTCCAGCGGGGGGTCGATTATTGGCGTTTCACCTCGGCGGATGAGGACCGGACCTATAACGCCCAGACCTTTACCTGGACGCCGATCACCCGCTCGACGCTGGACGAAACTTCGGAACTGAACCGAACTAACCTCGAAATCACGGTGCAGCGGGACAACCCGGTGGCGGAGCTGTTCCGGCTCTATCCGCCCGGCGCGGTCGTGACGGTCAAGATTTGGCGACTGCACCGGGGCGATACGGACGCCGCCCTGGTCTGGATGGGGCGGGTGCTCAATTGCGAATGGCTCGCCGGCGGCGAAGCGGTCCTCCACTCGGAGCCCGCGTACACGTCGATCCGCCGCAACGCCCTCCGGCGGCACTACCAGCGGCAATGCCCCCATGTGCTCTACGGCCCCGCCTGTCGGGTCAATCAAGCGGCGTTTAAAGTCACGGGCACAGTGGCCGTCCTCAATGGGTCCTCCGTGCAGATCAATGCCGCTGGGGGTTATGACGACGGTCATTTCGCCGGAGGGTTCATCGAATGGAACAGCTCGGCTGGGGTGTCCGACAACCGGCTGATTACCGACCACACGTCGGTCACCCTGGTGATGGCCGCGCCGATCATCGGCTTAGCCGTGGGGGATACGGTCAACTTGTACCCGGGGTGCGACCACACCTTGAACACCTGCAATACCAAGTTTTCGAATCACCTGAACTACGGCGGATGCCCCTACATCCCGCTCAAGAACCCCTTCAACTTGCAGACCTTGTACTGAGATGGACGCACAGGCTTTCGCCCACCAGCTCCTCGATCAAGTGCCCCTGATCCTCCTGGTCATGGGCTGGGACGACCTGATCTACATCGCCATCCTCCTGGCCACCACGGCCTTGTCGATGGCCTTGGCGCCCAAGCCGCCGAAGCCGAAACCGGCGGTGTTGAGCGATTTCGACGTGCCGACCGCCGAAGAGGGGCGGCCGATCCCGGTGGTGTTCGGAACCGTCACGGTCAAGGGGGCGAACGTCATCTGGTATGGCGACCTTGGGACCAAGGCCATCAAGAAGAAGGGGGGCAAGAAATGATGATTAAAGTTCATCACGCCCGGAGCCTCTATGGCATTAAGGGCTATTGCAGCCGGGGCATGAGGAGTTTCGCGGCCCGGCATAGGCTGGACTGGGAGAAATTCCTCACGGACGGCATCCCCGAAGAAGAGTTGCTCGCGACCGGCGACGACATGGCGCGTCAGGTGGTTGAGCACGCGCATCGGATGGAGGAGACCTAATGGGCTTCGGGAGCAAAAAGCAGACTGTTGGCTACAAGTACTATATCGGGATGCACATGGCGGTGTGTTATGGCCCGGTGGACGAGGTGCAGCAGATCATTGTCGGGGATCGGGTGGCCTGGTCCGGGGCCGTCACCAGCACCCAGGATGTGACGGTCAGCGCGGAGAGTCTCTTCGGGGGCGAGAAACGGGAGGGGGGCATCTCGGGTACGGTCGGCTTCAAATTCGGGGACGCCAATCAAGCCCAGGACAGTTATCTGGCCGCCAAGCTGGGGGCGAACTGCCCCGCCTTTAGGGGCATTCTGTCCTTCGTCCTGAAGAAGGTCTACATCGGCAACAACCCCTACCTCAAAAACTGGGCGTTCAGGCTCAAGCGCCTGCCGGCCAAGGGCTGGGACGACGCCAAACGGGACATTGGGGGACACGCCAACGCCGCGCACATCATCTACGAATGCGTTACCGATCCCGACTGGGGCATGGGCTACCCGGCGAGTTCCCTGGATGACCTTAAGTTCAAAGCGGTGGCGGACACGCTCTACGCGGAGGGCTTCGGGCTGTCCCTGCTCTTCAACCAGCAAGGACCGATTCAGGATTTCATCCAGCAGGTGCTCAACCACATCGGCGCGGTGTTTAGGCTCAACCAGACCACGGGGCTGTTTGAACTCAAGCTGATTCGGAGCGACTACACCCCGACGAGCTTGCCACTCCTCGATGAATCGAATGTCGTCTCGCTCGACAGTTACCAGCGGGCGGCCTGGGGCGAGACGGTCAACGAGATCGTTCTCCAGTACACCACTGCCGACGAAAAGGACAGGTCGATCACGGTCCAGGATCTCGGGAATATCCAGATCCAGGGCGGAGTGGTCAGCGAGACGATCAGCTACCCCGGTATTCGGGACGATGCCCTCGCCCAGCGGGTGGCCCTTCGTGAACTTAAGGTCAGATCGACCCCCTTGGCGAAGATCCGCTTAACGATCAATCGCAAGGGCTGGAACCTCCACGCCGGGGACGTGTTCCGGTTTTCCTGGGCCAAGCTCGGGCTGTCCGAGGTGGTCTTCCGGGTCGGTCAGGTTCAGGGCGGAATCCTTCAGAACGGACGGATCACGCTGGAAGCCGTCGAGGACATCTTTGGTCTGCCCACCAACAGCTATGCCGCCCAGCAGCCGGTCGGCTGGACCAGCCCCAACAACGCCCCCGCCATTGCCCCTTACCGGCTGGTATACGAAGCGCCTTACTGGGATTTGGTCCGCGCTTTTGGCGAGGCCGATGCCCAGGTGCTCCCGGCTGACGCCGGTTATCTGGTCGCGGCGGGGGTCCGGCCTTCCTCCGATGCGCTCAATTTCACCTTGATGACCCGAACCGGCTCAAATGCCTATGCGGATCAGGGCGTCGGGGATTTCTGCCCGACCTGCACGCTCGTCCAGGCCCTCGCGCCAGCGGTCAGCAGCACGATTGCCTACACCGGGGGCGTCGATATGGAGGATGTCGCGGTCGGGGATTACGCAGTCATTGGCGGCACGGAATGGGTGGCGGTCACGGCACTCAATGTGGAGGCGGGGACGGTGACCGTGGATCGGGGCATTCTTGACACCGTGCCTACGGCCCACGCCGCCGGGACCCGGATGTTCTTCCCCTACGACTTCAACGGCTTCGACCAGACCGAATGGCTGGTTGGCGAGACGATCAACGCGAAAATCCTGCCGACCACCGGGATGGGAACCCTGGCGGAGGCCTCGGCCCCCGCGGACAACCTGATCATGAACCGGCGCCAGGCACGGCCCTACCCGCCAGGCAACGTGCAAGTAAACGGCCAGCGCTGGCCGGTCGCCACGACCGGCACCCTGAGTCTGACCTGGTCGCACCGAGACCGCGTGCAGCAGACGGCGGGCTTCATCAAGCAGGACGCCGGCAACATCGGGCCGGAGTATGGCGTCACCTACACCTTGCGCCTCTATGACGAGACCAACACGTTGCGAAGAACCGTGAATCTATCTGCGGCCAATTACGTCTGGTCGGTCGAGGAGGCAGACTGCGGACTCGGACGGCTGAACGCCCATGTCCGCTTCGAGTTGGAGGCGGTACGGAGCGGCTATGTGTCTCTGCAACAGCACAACATCGAATTCGACCGGGCCGGCTACGGCCTGCACTATGGATCTTACTATGGAGGTATCTGATGGCATCGACCGAGCCGCGCAGCGGACTCAAATATGCCTGGGGCACTGGCTTCAACGGGTGGGGAGCGGACATGGACGCCAACCTGCTCTTGATCGGCCGCTTCGGCTTTCACCTGAGCATCAAGGATCGCGACCTGACGGCTCCACCCGGCACGCCGATGACCGGTGACACCTACATTTGCGCCGCCGGCAGCACAGGCGCCTGGGCCGGCAAGGATGGGCAGGTTGCGATCTACGACGGCGCGGCTTGGCAATTCGGCACGCCACGCATCGGCTGGGTCGCCTACATCGAGGACGAGGAAAAGCTGAGCGCCTACAAGGCCGCGGGCTGGAGCGCGGGGGTAGCACTATGAGCGCGAAAACGAATTACGCTGAGAACAAGATCATCGATTGGCTGTTCCGCGGCCAACCCCTCACGCCGCCCGCTACCTGGTACGTCGGCTTGTTCCTCAGCAACCCGAGCGACGCCGGGAACGACAGCGTGGAGGCTACTGGCGGCAATTATGCCCGCGTCGCCGTGGCCAGCAACCTGACCAATTGGGCCGGCACTCAGGGCGCCGGTACGACGACCGCTTCGAGCGGGACCAGCGGCACGACCTCGAACAATGTGACCGTGACCTTCCCGACCCTGACGGCGGATATTGGAACGGCCGTGGGATTTGGATACTGGGACGCGCCGACCGGGGGGAATCTCTGGATCAAGGGGGCACTGGCCCAAGCGAAGCCGTTACTCACCGGCGACACCCCGGAATTCCCCCCAGGAACTCTACAATACCAAGAGGATGATTGATGACTACGAACGTCAAACTGTTTAAATCCACCAATGTCGGAGCCCCCGCCCTTACGGGCCAGGCGGGCTCCCTGATCGCCCTGCTCGACGCCATCCTGGTCAACGGCTACAACGCCGGATCGGTGACCTCCATCACCCGCAGCGGCTCAACCGCCACCGCGACCCGCGCTGGGCACGGCTTCCAGATCGGGGACTGCATTCTCAACGAAGGGGTGGATCAGGCCGAGTATAACGGCGAGTTCTATATTACAGCGGTAACGGCAGACACATATCAATTTACCGTGTCTGGCACCCCGGTATCGCCCGCGACCGGCGTCCTGACTTCCAAGAAAGCACCCTTGGGCTGGACCAAATCCTATTCGGGCACTAACAAAGCGGTCTATCGGCAGTTGGGCGGCAACCTCATGTACCTGCGCGTCGATGACGCCGGAACCTCCACTGCGCGGGTGGTGGGTTACGAATCCATGGTCGATGTGGATACCGGCACAAACCCGTTCCCCGCTGGTACGCAGATCTCGGGCGGATTGTATTGGAGCAAAAGCAGCACCACCGATGCGACGGCGCGACCCTGGTTGCTCGTCGGCAACGACCGGCTGTTCTATCATCAAATCAACCCGAACAGTGATGGCACCGCCTCCAGTTCCATGGTGTTCAGCTTCGGTGACATCAAGAGCTACAAGGTCGGAGACGCTTTCGGCACCTGGATTGTCGGTGGTACCTCCGCTTCGGTGACTTCGAACAATCTCTTACACCATCTCGTGAACTCCATAGCATCGCCTAGCGCAGGCCACTTCCTGGGGAGGAGCTTCACTCAGGCTGGAAGTTCTCTGAATTTCGGCAAGCACAGCGATTATGTAAAAGGCCAAACGGCTTCCGCCATGGGTTCAAGCGGTATGAGCTACCCTAGTGGCCCTGACTCCAGCCTTTATCTGTCCCCGGTTTGGGTACATGAGCCGACCGGCCCGCATCTGCGGGGCGAGGCGGTGGGGTTGTGGAATCCGCTCCACGCCCGGCCTCTGTCGAATTGGGACACGTTTGAAGGTGCGGCAGGATCGGTCTTGGCAGGTAAGAAGTTCATAGCCGTGAACATGTACACCAGCGCTCAAGCGTTTCTTGAAATCAGCAACACCTGGAGCTTCTGATGGCGGATCTAGGACCCATCGGCGTTAGCCGTACTCAATCCTACGCTTCACGCTTGTGGGAGACGCCGGCGTTCTCGACGAAACGAAGCGGCGGCACTTACTCGCGCAGTTGGGATCTACCGGTGGGCGGCTCAGGCCAACTCAGCGGCGTCGTTAAGCAAGCCGGCACACCAGTGTCCGGCCGTTGGGTACGGCTTTATTACCGCAAGACTGGCGGTCTGATCGGCTCCGTCCAAAGCGGGGTCAACGGTGAGTTCTCGTTCGGCGGCCTCGATCCGGGCGCCCAATATTTCGTGATCGCGTTTGATGACCTGAATCAAGCGCCTGACTTCAACGCCGTGATCTTCGATCTGTTGACGCCGGTATGAGCTATACCCCACCGGTCGGCAACGCCGTCATTTGCGATTTTCAGGGCAGTTACACGCCGCCAGCCGGCAACTCGACGGTTCTGGAATTTAGCGTAGGGCAGCTAGGTCTGGCCGGCCTGGCAAGAGCCGCCAGTTCGGCACAGGCCGCGCTTTCCGTCCGCCGCTCGCTGGCGACCGTGGCGGCCAGCGTCAGCCTAACCACCGGCATCCTGGTGGCGCCGGTCCCGTTGCAGCTAGTTTGTACCACGGCATCCCGTAGCCGTCTTTCGACGGCCTTGCCGGTACGCCGGCCGATGACCGGCGTTTCCGCAGGCAGAAGCACGGCGTCGGCGAAATTGTATTAGCCGATCTGTGGGTCTTCAGAGACTGTTTAAGCCAGGCGCCCCTTAAGGTCCCCCGCGTGGACTGGGGGGCGATCTGACCTTAAGTTCAAAAGGAAAGCCCCGGAGAGACCTCCTTTCCTAAAATCAGGCCCCCTAAAAGTAGCACACCTTCAGCGTCTAGCTGGGCGGTGAACTTAAGGTCAAATCGACGTCCCTCGCAAAAATAAGGCTAACGGTAAATCGCCAGGGATGGCATTTGCATTCTGGAGATGTGTTCCGTTTTTCTTGGGCGAAGCTTGGGCTCTCCGAAGCGGTCTTTCGTGTTGGTAAAGTCCAGGGCGGAACCTTGCAGGACGGGCGTATTACCATTGAGGCAGTCGAGGACATCTTCGGCTTGCCGACCAACACTTACGCTGCGCAGGAGCCGGTCGACTGGACCACCCCGAACAACGCCCCGGCCGCGGCGCCGTACCGGCTGGTGTACGAGGCCCCTTATTGGGATACAGTCCGCGCTTTCGGTGAGGCCGACGCCCAGGTGCTGCCGTCCGATAACCGCTGTTCATAA